CAACAACCAACCAACCAACCAACTAACCAACAAATGATGCCCCGCCGCCCGTATTTTTACACCAACGCGCTTCGGCGTGCGGCGGCGGGGGCTCGCGTGCCATCTGACACACCTAGCCCCACTGTGAACATTTCTAATAGTGACCCAGAGTTCGACACTAGTGTTCACCAGTTATTTGGTCGCCTCAAGACCTCGGCGCATCGACAATATGCCATAGTAGTACAACATGAATTCAACGATTATGCCCCCGGTATAACGAAACCTATGGCCAACCCTATCAACCAGTGTGGACCGCTGCTGAGCGAGCAAGTCCCCATCGCCACTGGGAACGACTACGAGTCATTCATGGCCGCTTTCAACAAGCGGTGCAATTTTAGGGCAAATGATGACATTGAGGATGATGTCTTCAACGAGGCGTGCGCTCTCATCGACGCACTGCCTGACGTGTTCGACACGGAGTGGGATGAAAACGACTTGGACCGTGCGCGTTGGATGCACAAATTCACCAAGGCTAAACAGACCCGCATGGAAAATGCATTCCACACCATCCCGTGGTGCGAACCTGCCTACATCGGCACAAAAGATCTCAGCGTCAAACAAGAGATCTTGTTGAAACGCAACGACCCGTCGTTTGCCCCCCGCGTCATCTATGCGGGCAACGACGCTTTCAACACTATAACTGGCCCTGCCTCCATGATAGCGATGGAGCGCATTGACCACTTGTTAGGAAACCATGCCCTCGGTGACGTCAACTTCGTCACTGCCTACAAGAAAACTGACGTGCAACTGGCTCAACACCTGACCTGCGACCCCTCGTTAAAGCACACTGCTGAAGGGGACTACTCTGCAAACGATCGTGAACAACGACACCGTGTCCACCTGCTATACGATCGCGCACTGGCCAAAGTGCGCATGCCAGAGTGGTTCCGCGACTTGCTCAAGTCGATGGAACGCTTCAAAGTCCAGTCTCGCTCTTTTGGACTCAAAGCCATCATACACAATCAACTGCCGACCGGAACTACCAGCACGACCCCACGTAACAGCTGGTACAACGCAGTAATGTTTGCTGTATCTTGCCGAAGGCAAGGCCTCCATGGTAACGCCGTGATCCTCGGCGACGACCTGTTGGCTCGATTAAACGCTGCCATCAATTGTGACGTGTGGGTGGCCACCGTCCTATTGTTTAAAATGGTCCTCAAAGCTAAATCGCCGCCTTTGAACTGCCACGCCACTTTTCTTTCCAAACGCATAATGGCAAATCTGGAAACCCCATGTATGGTTCCCCTCATCGGGAAAGCCATCGCCCGCTTCAATGCTCGAGGAGTGCACTGTGAAGCCATAAGCCGCAGCCAGTACATGGCCGGCAAATCACTCTCCTACGCGTACGAATTCCGACACGTTCCTTTTCTGTGTGACTTCTTCTTGCGGCGTTTCGCCATGGAAGACCGAACCCGTTTGTCGCTTGATGACCTCACTTGGCACGCCCGCACTTCCGGCGTGTCACTCGACAACATCGCTGATTCCATCACTGACGAACCCCACATCATCACAGACGACGACTTTCGTGATTGGTTAATGGAAGCGTATGAAGTCGGGCTCGACGACCTACGTGAACTATGTGAACTCGTCCTCCTAAGTTCTGAAATGACACTGGTAAATCATCCGGCTGTTGAAGGTTTGTCACGTGATTGGACGTGACAACAAACTAACGACTATTGGTGCTTCGACATGTAAATTGTCAGGGGACCGTGCACGCCCCCGCACTCGGGTTTGGTCAGCCAAACCGTGGTTTTGCGCAAGTTTCCACGGGTAA